AGGACACTTCAGCTAGTAGCTAGTGGAACAGTAGCAATTATTTATGCTGACACAGCAAATGAAGCTACTAACACTCAATCTTATACTTATTCTACTCAAGGTTTTGTAGCTTATTATCCTCATACGGGAACAGCGCCTACTCTGCCAATTAGAGCTAGTATAGACTTTGTTCAATTTGTTGGAGCAGATGGTGCTCCAGGGGGTGCAGGAGCAACAGGAAATAGCATTTTTCCTATTTATGCAGACGACGCTTCTGGAACAAATCCTTCTTTTAGTTCTTCAGGTAAAACTCATGTAAACTTTTACTCAGCGGCTAGCGCCCCAAGTCTTCCTGTTAGCGGGTTAACGTATGTTCCGCTAGGGGTTGCAGGATCAGATGGAGTTAGAGGAGCAGGTTGGTGGCGTTTTGTTGAAACTAACGCTGCTAGAACTATCTCAGCTTATTATGGTGTTAGCAATCAAGTTAACATAAGTGCTTCTTTTTTGGCAGCAACAACCTACTCAGCAGTTAATGGTGATCGTTTTATTATTAAAGACGCCGCAGGGACAGTTGAAGCTTATATTTATAACGGCTCTGCTTGGGTAGTTCAAGCTGACTTTATAGATGGTGACTTAATGGTTGCTGGAACAATTACTTCGGATAAACTCAATGTAACTAGCCTTTCTGCTGTAACTGCAGACATGGGAACTTTAACAGCAGGTAAACTTCAAAGTACTGACGGTAAGTTTAAAATAGATTTAACAAATAAAGAAATATTAATAGTGGTATAAACAAATGAAAATAATGGTATCAGAATTATCTTTACTAATGACTGCTTCTAATTTTTGGAGAAATACTTCAAAAGACAATATATATTATTCTACTGTAACAAAAGGCAAACTGTTTTTTTCCGAGTCTTCTGAAAATTCTTACGCAAGTATAAAAACTTGCGAAGATCTTTCTTTAATTGAAGATGAAGATGTAGATAAACCTGTTTTTTATGTAGAGTGGCCTAGCGGAAAACATGCTTTAATAGTTCCTGAATCTTGGAGAAATATAGCCCCTTTAGAAGGGAGACCTTATAGCCCTAGAGCTTGGGATTGTTATACGCTTGCTCAAGATTATTATAAAGCTAATTATAACTTTTCACCACCACCAATGACTGCTGAATTAAAAGAGCTTAAAAACGGATGGTCTGCAACAAGTTTTAATGGTAATGAAGAACTAGATAGCAACTGGGAAATGACAGTTAATCCTCAAAAAGGAGACGCTATCTTCTTTGGTGTTGGAAAATATTCTTTTGAAAATAAAAATCCAAATCATTGTGGAATCTATCTTGGGGATGGTAAGTTTTTACATCATTACTCAGGTAGAATTAGCTGCATAGAAGACCTAGAAGACTGGTCTCATTGGATACTTAACTATGTTAGGAGTAAACATGTCTAAAACTTTTTGGTCTGGCCCTGTAACAAAGGTAGTAGCTTCTGGCACCCTTGCTGCGAGTAACACTTCTTTTGTTGGGCCACTTCCAGTTTTCCCTGAAGACGCTTGGACAGTGGTGTTAAATGGACAAACATTAACAAGTTCTGCAGATAACCCTAGCTCCTATCACTACTTCATGTATTTACACACCGATACTGACATGTATATTATTTGGAATACCACTGTTAACGTAGGAGACTCTCTTGTTGCCTCTGTTGAAAAAGTTAGTTGTGTTATTTATGAAGGCGATGAAAGTTATATTGATAATTATAAACTTGCAGAAGATGATCCTGTAGGAACTCCAAATGCTCTTACTTTTTCTCAAAAATTAAATTCTTTGTATTTTCATTCTGATTTAAATTATTTGGGTAACACTCAAACGGCTACAACTACAGTTACTCATCCTGTTAGAACTGCAGCACCCGCTTCTCAAAGTAAACATTCAGGGGCTTCTTATGCTATACTAAAAGGAACTCAAGAGTATACTTTGTTAAATCATTCAGGTAATACAGATACTCCTTTTATTGTCCAAGAAAATAGTAATCAACTTATGCAAGGGCTTCCTATTCAAACTTCAGGAGCAAGTGTTAGAGCGGTAGGTGCTTACAATGATGGCAGTTCTATTAAAATTAGAGAAACTTACGTTACTCACTCAAATTCTCTCCCTGCAGTAAACAAAACCTATACTGTTTATATGTTTAATATTGTAAGTAATACTAATGTGTCCGCAGATAACACTTTAAAAATAACTCCTACAAATTTTACAGCAGGTGCAGGAAGATTAAACACAAACAAAAAATATATAAGACGAGAAGACACTAATCCTGATTTTTATTTTAGTAAGGCAAAAACAGCGGATGTTCAAAGAGGAAAGTTAAAGGTTATTGCTCCAAGCGGAGAAGTAATCTACAATCCTACAATGCCAAGTCCTCAATGGGGATATCGGCATAATAATGCTCAGGCAGGAGGGTCTAACTATGTTTATCATTCTCCCGACACTACCCCTTATAATACTACTTTAATTTCTTCAGTATTTCCAAATAATTTTCTTTACGAAGGTTCTTTTGGAGGGGCAACTTCAGCGCAAGGAACTACTGTAGCAAATTGGCCAAGTAGTGGAAATAGTGTTGGGTTAAAGATATGAGTTTTGAGCTAAGCAACAATAACCTAGTTATAAAAAATTCTAATAATGATGTAATTTTTAATACTGACACCCCCATGCCACACATTATATCATATGGCACTGTAGGACTAAGTGATTCTACTCTTTATGGACATGAATTTAATATTACTGGGAGTGATATTTATTTTATAGGCATACCTTCTGGAACGACTACTTTAGTAAATTGTGGGCCTATAACAATAAACGGAGTTTACCACCCTTTTTACTATGAAAGTGTTGAAGGAACTTCTTGGTCTAGAGCCGCCCTTCCTGTAGAAACTACTACTAGCAAGTTTATTGCTTCAATAGATCAAGCAGGTTTAGACGCTGATTTTATTCTTGTAAATGGTGGCTTAAGAAGAATGAGTGACTATAATGGTCAACTTGTTCAATATGGAATACCTGATCAACCTTTTCAGTCTGATTACGGAGTTATAAATACTACCTTACCTCCTCAAGTAGTTACAGTAGCAAATAATACAGTTAGCACTACTTATACAGGAGCAGTTAACCTGTCAGGGACTACTCTTCTTGAAACAGCTTTTACTGCTAACGGAGAGCAATGGTTTACAAGAACACTTACTCTCAGATATCAAGCAGCTACAGCTACTACTGGCGGCTCAATTTATGCAGATTGGACTCATTCTTCAAATGGTTGGGAGTCTGATCAACAACAAGTTTCTTTTGGGACTTGTGGAAACAAAACAAATACTTCAAGTACTCCGGCAGGAGGTGTTTTTGTTACTTCTTCTGAAAGTTTTTTTAGTAAGTGGGGCGCGTATTTTACAGTTTATTTTGGGAGATTTACAATATGACACAAGAAATTAATTATGATTGCGAAATAATATCTAAAATGTTTAAACCTATTGGTAACATAGTTTTAGTAAAAGCTTCAATATGGCAAGAATTATCAACCTTTAAAAAACTTATAGACACAATAGAGCTTACAATCGAAGGCGGCATGGCTATGGAAGATTATCAGTTAAGAAATGAAATTTTAGACGTTTATAAAGCATCTTTAACTTAAACAAAAGGAAACCTTATGACAGTAACTATGGAGAGAATTCTTCACTGGAAAATTTTACCAAGACTAATGATGTTAGCTATGACTTTTATGTACGTAACAGTGCTTTATTGGTTTATGGACCTTCCTCCTGAAGCTATGACTTCACAAGCAACAGCTTTAACTGCTACCGTTACAGGTGCTATGACAGGGGCGTTTGCTGTATGGTTAGGACATGAGCAATGATAGGAGCGTTAATAGGGAGCCTTACGGGGTTAGCTACAAGCATTATTGATGGGAAAACTCAGATTAAACTTACTGAAGCTGAAATAAAAAAGAAACAGCTTACTGGTGAAATTGACTGGGATCTTGAAGCCATGAGAGCCACAGAGAATAGTTGGAAAGATGAGTGGATTACACTACTGTTTAGTATCCCCCTTATCTTAGCTTTTTGTGGTCAGTGGGGGAATGATATTGTAGCTGCAGGGTTTGCTTCACTAGAGGTAATGCCTCAGTGGTATCAAATTGCCTTAGGTGGTATAGTAAGTGCATCGATTGGGATGCGCTCAGTAAGTAAGTTTTTTGGAAAAAAGTAGGATAAATAATGAAAGATAATTTTAAAATTTGTTTAGATATGTTGTTATCACACGAAGGAGGATTTGTAAATCATCCTAAAGACCCTGGTGGTATGACAAACTTAGGGGTTACTAAAGCTGTGTATGATAAACATATCGGACGTAGTAGCTCAAAAGCTGAAATGATGGCGCTAACTTATGAAGACGTTGCGCCAATTTACAAGAAAAATTACTGGGACAAAGCCAAGTGTGACGAACTACCAAGCGGCCTTGACTGGGCTGTCTTTGACTGGGGCGTAAACTCTGGAATGTCTAGGCCAGTAAAAGCAATGCAAAAAAGCATCAAGACTACCGTTGACGGTGGTGTTGGCCCTATGACACTTGCAGCGGTTAATGCAGCCGATACTAAAAAGACAATAAAAAGCATTAACACTCAAAGACAAAAGTTTTATGAAAGCTTAAAAACTTTTGAAACTTTTGGAAAAGGTTGGACACGCCGTAATAAGGAGACCCTTGAGCAAGCACTCAAAATGTTAGAGTAGAAAGTAAAAGAGGTCACTATGCTGGCAGAACTTGCCGCTGCTAACGCTGCCTTTGCTATTATTAAAAAAACTGTACAAAATACAGGCGACTTAGCAAGGGTGGCAAATCAAATGTCACAGTTTGTCGGTGCTAAGACCGAACTAGAACAAAAAGTAAAGAAAAAGAAAAGTAGCCTCTTCAGTGATCCTGCAGCGGTTAACGACATGGAAGAGTTTCTTGCACTAGAAGCTATTCGAAAAAATGAAGAAGAATTAAAAGAATTTATGATTTGGTCAGGTAGAGCAAACCTTTGGAATGACTGGGTTAAGTTTCAGGCAACAGCTAGAAAGAAACGCGCAGCAGAAGAAGCTAGACGACAAAAGCTAATTTCTACTATTATGTTTAGAGTGGGGATTGGTTTAATTGTCTTAACCGTGTTAGGCGGTATAGTAAGCCTTATTTTCTTTGCAAGTTTTCTTCAAAACTTATAAAAAGAATATTTCCAAAAATAGTGATCGCTTATGATATAGGTTTACCGAGGAACAGCTTATGATATCCCTACAAGCTGACCGTTCCTCTTTTGGGGTACTTAGTTAATTCTAGGTACTCCTTTTACTTTAGGAGAAATAAATGGGTAGAGCTAATCCAAAAAAGTGGGAGCAAGCTAAAAAAGATGCTGTAGCTAAAATGGGTGGACACTCTGCCAGAGCTATGCAACTAGCTGCTAAGCTTTATAAAGACCGTGGTGGCAAATACACTGGCGGCAAAGATTCAGGTCAAAAGTCTATGACTAAGTGGACTAAACAGAAGTGGAGGACCAAGTCTGGTAAACCTTCTGTAAGAGGACCAAAAGCTACAGGTGAAAGATATTTACCTACAAAAGCTATTAATGCTATGTCACCTAAAAATTACAAAGCATCAACAGCAAAGAAAAGAAAAGACACTGCTGCAGGAAAACAATATTCTTCTCAGCCTAAAAAAAGGAAGAAATAATGTCTTCAGATCCTAGATTAAAAAGAGCAGGTGTTTCAGGCTATAATAAACCAAAAAGAACTCCAAGCCACCCTACAAAGTCACACATTGTTGTTGCTAAAGAGGGTGATAAAATAAAAACAATTCGTTTTGGTGCTCAAGGCGCTAAAGGTAGCCCTAAAAAAGCAAATGAGTCTGCTAAGTATGCAGCAAGGCGTAATGCTTGGAAAGCTAGACACGCAACCAATATTGCTAGAGGAAAAATGTCTGCCGCTTATTGGGCAAACAAAGCTAAATGGTAAGGAACCCCTATGGCACAGAAAATTACAACTACTAAAACTATTAAGAAGTCTGTAGCAGATCCTAGTGATTCTTATCATTCTCTTACTCCTTTGTGGAAAAAATCAAGAGCAATTTTACAAGGTGAGGCTAATGTAAAAGCTCACGACACTACTCTGGCAACCGACTACTCTAATCTTTTGTTGCCGTTTTCTCCCTCTATGACTCAAGCACAGTATAACTTTTATAAAGCTGAAGCAGAACTTTCGGGGTTAACTGCACAGTACTGTAAAGTGCTAATTAGTTCTTTGCTACGGAAAAAGTCTCAACTAACTATTCCAGAAGAACTTCCAGAAGAGGCGTTAGACTGGATTGAAACAAATTTTACTTTGGACGGTCGTTCTCTCTTTAATTTTCTTGACGCCGCTTTATGGGAAGAACTTCAGACCTCGCGCTGTTGGGTGTCAGTTGATTACCCAAAACTTACCGAAGAACAACAAGAAGCCTTAACTCCTGAAGAGCGTGACATGGTTGCGCCTTACCCAGTAATTATTAAGGCCGAAAACGTAATTAACTATCAAGTAAATGTTCATCCTATTACTCGCCAAAGAACTCTTACTCGTCTAGTACTACGGTACTTAACTGAAGAGTTTGATGAAGAAAATCCTTGGCATCCTAACTACGTAGACACTGTTTGTGACCACTACTTAGATGAAGGCGGTAATCTTGTTTTAGACTACTACCGCCAAAAAGATACTTACGCAGAACTTAAAGTTCTTAATGGAGAAGTAACTCAAGACTATAAAGACATTCGCACAGAAACTCACTTTGAAAAGTATGACACCGTAACTCCCCAAATGTTTGGTGAGCGTCTTAAGCGTATTCCTGCTTGGCCTCTCAACGGTCATATTGATCCTATTGAGCCAGTGCTTATGCCGCTTATTGATCGGGAAGTTTCGTTGTACAACAAGGTATCTCGCAGAAACCATCTGCTTTACGGTGCTGCAACCTATACTCCTATTGTGTCTTCTGACATGACAGACGAAGAGTTTGAAGAGTTAGTGTCTGCAGGGCTAGGTACGTGGTTACGAGTACGTAAAGACGAGTCTGTTAGTGTTCTTGAAACCCCTACAAGCGCTTTAAATGACATGGATATGGCTATTACTAAAACAGTAGAAGAAATGGCTAAAATGGGAATTCGAATGCTTTCCCCTGAAACAGCACAGTCAGGTATTGCTTTAGAAATCCGAAACGCTTCTCAAACAGCACAGCTAGGTACTCTTAACGCTAAAGTGTCCCATATTATGCGAGAAGTAATTTCTTTTATGCTTAATTGGAAGTATGGAACTCAATACACAGGTAACGATGTTAAGTTTACTCTTTCAGCAGACTTTGCACCAGTTGTTGGCGGCGAAGGAGCTATGCGCTTAATTACAGAATGGTATCAAGCAGGTATTATACCAAGAGATACCTTTGTTTCTGTTGCTAAATACAATGACTTTATTCCTTCTGATTATGATGATGAAGAAGCTATTGCAGCTATTCAAACAGACCCGTTAACTACTCAAGTGTCTGATGATCAAATGGAAATGGAATAACTTGACTCGCTATAAAAACTTTATAGCATGGTATAAGTGTCTTAGATTAAATCATCACCCAGAGAAGAAAGGACCAGCTTACAACGTTGGTAACTGTCTTCTTTGGGCGTGGTTTAATAGTAAGTCACATCCTCTCTAACTCTACAATGGTGGACTAGATGAACTATAATGATAAAATTTTTAACCGTATTGTTGACCACATGGGAGACGTACGGCTGTATGAAGAAGGTGTTCAACTTCAAAATCGTAGGATTTTAAAAAGACACAGAAATAATTTGAAAACTTTGTTACGAGGAAATATTAGAGCCGATCTTCAAAAAGAAATGAACAGGTTTGGCAAAGAACTTTCAGTGCATACAAACAGTAGCTTAAAAGAGTTTTCTACTTCGCAACTAGACTTTTCAACAGATAACTTATATAAAGAAGTAAAGGACTTTTACAAAGTTCAAAGGCCACGGACTAAAGAACTTCTTGGTGAAATAACTGGTCCAAACATTAAAGGTACTCGCAGTATCACTCAGAACGTATCAAATATTTCTGCAGGGGAACTTGTACGTATACAATCTAAAGTGAAAGCAGGGCTTGCTAAAGGCCATAATAAAAAAGATATTATTGCCGATGTTATGAAAACTACTAAGTTAACAGAACATCAAGCAAGAACTTTAACTCGTACCGCTATTACTTCAACTCAAACTGCTGCTGTACATAAAGTAGCAGAGCAGAACAAAGACATATTAAAGGGTTACATGTTTACAGCTATCCTTGATGCTAGAACAAGCCCGATTTGTACTTACCACAACGGAAAAATTTATGATATAGGAGACAGGAGTTATGAACCTCCCCTTCACTGGAATTGTCGCTCGTCTATGGTCCCAGTTCTTAAATCTAAGGAAGAACTACTGCGGGAGGGTTCGTCAAAACGTGTTAACGTTTCTGCGCTTAAAAAGAAAGACCCCCAAAAGTTAAATGGTCTTCCTCCGCAAGTAAAAAACTTTGGTACTTGGTTAAGAACTCAGTCTATGGAAATACAATCTAAAATGCTAGGTTCAGAGGACGCTGCTAACTTGTTTAGACAAGGAAAGCTAAAAGCTGCTGAATTTGTTACTCCTAAAGGTAAAGCCCTAACTATACAGGCTCTTAGAGCAAGGGCAGCAAATGCTACCGCTGTTTTTAAGCCTAGACAAAAAATAACGGATGCTGATTTAAGAGTTGACGCTAAAACACCAAATTCTTTGCTTAATAATCCAAAACATAAAGAAGCACTTAGGACTATGTTTCTTAATGACGCTGTAGACTTTAACAAAACAATGTCGTTAACAGACTATAAGGGTACTAGCCTTCAAGGTAAAGCTGCTTCTAGGCGTAGAGTTGGTAATCAATTTGACGAAAGAAATTTTTCAGCAGATCCTTTAACGGGTGAATTTAAAAATAACAATATTTATGATCCAGATTTTAACCTGTATCAAGAACGTATTGACTTTATGAGAAATTCAAAAGACATAACAGGCGATCAAAAAAATTTTATTGAGTCTATTGCTGCTTCTTTTGATGATAAAATCTCTGTTAATCAACAAACAGTCATTATTGAAAATTTAAGAGTAGTGTTTCAAAGATATGCTAAAGATAAACAGCCGTGGGGTGACTTTGCCTCTGTTATGAGAGCAGAAAACCGCTTTGCTGTACAAAACGTTTCTCGTCTTTTAGATGTTAGGTCTAGAAAACGTTCAGAAATGTTTGTCAGTTATCTTTCTAAAGACAAGCCTCAAGTTCAAATTATGAGCAAGTATTACACTCTAGATGATCTTGCTAATAACCTTTTAAAAGATCAAAGGTACATTGACAACTGGAGAAGCAGAGAAGGCGCTAAACTAGCTAAAAAAGTTTACTTTACAGGAAGAAGTCCTTTAAGAGTGTACTTTAGAAAGTTAACAGAAAAGTATCCTACTACTGAAAAATTTAAAGAGTACTTGTTAAACAACTTTGTACCTTTACGAAAAGAATACTTAGCTTTTAAAAAGTTATTTAATAAGGAACCAACTGATGCTTGGTTTACTCGTCAGATGGCTTCTATTAGAGAAAACTATAGATACTTAGTAGACTTAGAATTTTTTAATCTTAAGAAAATACCTACTTCTAGAATAATGGATGATAAAGCTCTAAACAGTATTACTAAGATTGCTAAGCTAATTTCTTCAGGGCAATCTACCGATTATGACGGGTTAGCCATTGCTATTGGTCAACAGTTTAGTAAAGATTTTGCTAACATTATTCCTATGACTAAAAATACGTTAAAAAACAATCATACC